TTCCGCAGGCACCCACGGGTGACCAACGGGTAACAGGCACACAAGAGACACAAGCACCTACCTCACGCAGGCGTACACGCAGAGACGACATTGAGAGAACGCAGGCAGAGCGTCGTTCACTCACAGGTCTCAGGTCATCAGTCGTCAAGCCGACAGGACATCGCAAAGGACTCATCACCAAGACACAGCACCCATACAAAGTTGATGGTAGAGCATTAGGTGGCACAAGCACAAGGCTCACGGGTAGGGCAAGAGACTTGTTTCCCCATCCATCAGAGCCGCAGTATCGCACGCTCAACTGGCTTGCCGAACTATCCGATGAAGAGATAGCAGATGTAGTAATAGCAACATCACCTCTTGACTATGCGATAGCGTCCGCACATGCGCTTCATGGTCACTTGCTACTTGGCGCAGATATGAGTGACCCGAAAATACAGAGAGGCATGAAGGCATTAGGGCAGATGCTGCCATCGCTGATGCCATACATGTCTGAAGAGTCATACGAGAACGCACTAAGTCTCACGCAAATGAACTTCTCACGAGAAGGACAGTTTGCGGTTGATGGACTCATCCCAGAGTTAGAGAAGGCAATAAATGACGCACTCGCAGATGGCGTAAACCTTCAAGACATAACTCTATTGGTTGATGCGATAGACGAAATGAATAACGCAGAAGTGGCAATTGCTAGCGAAATGGCGCAGCATGTACAGAGAAACCTTGACATGTACAAGCAAAAGCATATCTCATACTTGATGGATTTCTCGCCAGACGCACAGCAACAAGCAAGAGAAGCACTCATTGCGGCACTTAGGGAAAACCCAGCATTTGCTTGGGCAGTAAGGACATTTGGAATACCACCGATTCATGGCGTGAGTCGCGCATACAACAAAAGAGCAAAAGAGGGCGGGCTGCCAGACCCACACGGTAAAGTTGACGACAGACGAGACCCGACTGCCAAAGGAGCGTCGGCATGGTACTTCCCTGGTCTTGGCATGATGGCTATCAATACCAACGAAGCGGGCTGGCGACCAGGCGCACCTCCAAGGAACCCAGATGGACCAACTAACGGTCCAGACACGAACGACCCGACCATTCCGCATGGAGTCGGCAGAGATAACCCAGATTTGTGGGACTACTCACCGAAGACCGACCCCATCACGGGTGAGAGACAAGAGTTTCGTCCAGAAGGAATATTTCACAATGCCGCTGGCGAGCCACAAGATGTTCTCGTACACGAGTGGGGACACTTTCTGTATGACCTCATCAGCAATACTCCAGAGGAAAGGATTCTTGCTTCTGGTCTATTCACTAAACAGGAATTGGATAATCTCCGTGTTTATCTCAGGGAAACATTCAGGCACAACACCGCAGGGACACGCCGTCGCGACAGAGGAAGACTATTCAGAAAAGTTCCCATCATGTGGGCAGATAGATACATCAGGAAGGAAACTCTATTTGACACAAGGGAATTGTCAGCCAGACTCAAAGAGATTGGTCTTGCTGGAAGCGATTATGATGTTTTGTCATACATCAGCGAACTTGCTGAAAGGGCAAACATATGGAAACTGGTACGTTCGCCACGAGGGAAATCATCAGAGCCTGGATTCCTGTTTATGGCTGGAAAAGATGGAAAACTCTTACTGAATACTATGGGATTACAAGCATTTGAGCAGGCATTACCGCCAGGTACTGAATTACCCAATTTGCTTCACCGTCCACAAGCGACGTGGTCAATTCTGGAAAGAGAAGGGCTGCCACGGGTGTACAGCCTTTACGCTCTCACTAGCCCACAGGAGACATGGGCAGAGTCGGTTCTTTCGCTGTTCGCAAGAAAGCGGGCATCTCGTGAACTACTGAGTCCAGAGATGGAAGATGTCCTCGCGAGAACGATGGGCATACCTACTGGTCCTGACGGTAGACCAGAGAAACCGTGGGAGAGGCGAGCAAGTGGCGTGCGTTCGTCCACATCAGCACCCGAAAGAGACGATGCGCCGAACATGGCACTCTCACCGACATACCCGCCAGAAGTCGGCGGATTGCGCTCACGGGTGGATATTGACAGACGCGCGCAGACTCTCGGCGTGGACCTACGCCCGTTCAGGGACACATCGCAGGACGCTGACGATGTTGAGTGGTCGTCCAATGACTGGTCATTGTCCAAGACCTCGCGCGTAGAGGCTGGCGACGCCGTCATCGTGCGTCAGGGCGAAAACGGACCAGAAGTCCTCATGATAGAACGCAAGAGCGGTCCATTCAGGGGCGCACTATCCCTCCCAGGGGGAATGCGAGAGGGCGATGAGTCTCTTGACCGTTCAGCGGTGCGCGAGGCTACCGAGGAAGTCAGTATCGCTGAAACCGACGCGATTGGAACGACGCTACTCGGAGAAGTGGAAGCAAAGGACTGGGACCCGCGCTTCGTGGAGGGCGGTCGTATCGCGGGTATCCGTATGGATGTATCGTCGGATGTACAGCCGAAGGCAGGTGACGATGCTCGTGGATTCCAATGGGTACCCATTGAGGAAATAGCCAACGGTCAGCATTCCGTCGCGTTTGGACACGCCACATGGCTCGCAGAGGCGTTCAGGGGCGATGACAGTCTCTACGAGAGGCTCTCTGTCGTCTCGCAAGCCTCACGGGTGAGAAATCACCGCCTCATCGCCCTCGTGGATAGAGAGAGGGCGAAGAAGGGCGCCAAGCAGTTCGGGAAACTACCGTCACCAGACCAGCCGTACAGAACCGTGGACAGAGAGGAGCGCCTCGGTATGCGCTCGTCCACCAACACGGGTATTGCGTACTCGCGGGTGCGTCAGAACGACCAAATGCTCGCGGGAAGCATTGAGGAGAGCGAGACGCAGGTTGCTGGCGCTCGCAAGCGCGTCTCACAACTGGAAGAGGCGCGCAAGAGACTGGAAGAGGACGGCTCATGGGACGGGGCAGACATCGGAGTGTCCGTGACCCCGAATCGCACCCCAGCGAACATTTCCAAGGAAGATATTGACCGCAATGGCTGGAAAGAGCAACTCCTTGCCGATGTAGACGACCAAATCAAGCGCGCGCGCGATTTCGCTGACGAAACGGAGCGGTTGGTCGCCCTTGACCGCAGGACACTGGAACGCCGTCAGATTGCCGACCCCACATATGAGGAGTTTGACGACATCGTGATGGACCAGCGCGTCCTGACGCGCCTAGACGACCTTTCTCGCTCCACACTCGCTCTCAGCAGGGACGACAGGGAGGAAATCTTCTCGGACGACGACTACGACTACATGGTGTCGTTCGGAGAGCCGATTCGTAGCGCGACGACAGTCAATCCCACGGGTGACCAGCAGCCAATCGCGACAGCCGTGTGGCGCGCTGCCGATGGCGAGGGCGACGCGGGTATCCATGTCGTCAAGAGAAAGCGCGTTCGTGAAGGTGAGTTTGGTTCAGTAGAGCCAGTAGCGACGCTCGCGTATCCGCGAGAGGACTCCGACCGTGCGCGTCAAGCGTGGCTCGGATGGGCGCGGGAGACCGTAGAGCGGGACAAGAGCAAGGGTCTGCGGTCGTCCGTGTTCGTCCCCAATGACGACACAGAGGTAGAGATTGAGGAAATAGCCGAGGGTCTAGGCATCATCCCCGACCATGTTGAGGGCGTTCTCGCTGAAATGGTGGGAGAGTTCAAGAGCAGGGCAACGGGTGACTACAACGGTGAACTGGACGCCAATACGGCAAGGAGGGCTGATGAGTCGGTGAGAATCGCCGTCGCGTCCGATGGAATGCCAGTCGTGCGCGCAGAGCCACATCCAGCGATTCGCGCAATAGTTGGCGATGTAGTAGACGGCAAGAACGACATTGAGATACCAGACGCAGAGGACACACGGGCTACTGCCGACTTCATCAATGCCAACCTCGCTAGGTATGTCGGAGACGAGGACAGCGGGGAAATACGCATTGGTGACAGGGTTATCGCAAAGGTATCTCGTGACGCTGAAGGCAACATGTTGTTCAGCGATATTGACCCCGACTACCGAGATGTCGGTCTAGTCGGCTTTGAGGGAGGCGACCAAGAGACAGAAGAAACCTTCTATCAGTGGCTTGCTGGAATGTGGCGCGACAAGTGGGGCTTCTCCAAGACGAAGTTGGACAAGGATGAGCAGCGCAATCCAACATGGTCTCGCCTGTATCGCCAAGCATTGCGTGACCCGTCAATACTCGGTGCTCTTGGGCGAAGCGAGAGGGGAAGAAATCAGCGCCTCAACATGCACGACATCTTTGGTCACTTTGGTGCTGGCAACTCCTTTGACCGCCACGGTGAGTTCTCCAATGCGCTGTTCATGTGCGACCTTGCGGATATCGCTGTTGAGAGGGGGGTGCTTACACGCGAACAAGGTGAGCGCGTCAAGCGCATGATACTCTCGTTTGAGGCTAAGCGTGTCGCCAAAGGTCGTCTTGACGAGGAGATTGACGACGAGAATGGCGAGCATTACCACACCGTGAAGAGGGCGATAGAGATGCTCGCCCAGTCCCCAGACAGCAGGCAGGACCAGTGGGCTGGAGAGAGGGCATTCCCAGCCTTCTCTGTAGACAGAGTCATAGAACAACTGCGAGGCAAGGGCAAGGAAAAGGGTACTGGATTGCGTAGTTCCACTGGGTCGCCGTCTGACGAGACCATCTCTACGGCAATGACCTATCAACTCAGAGACAGGCTGGATAGTGGCAACTCCAACGAGGAGAGGCTTGCCCTCCTCACGACACCAAAGGTATCCCGTTTCAATGCCGTGGACGAGGGCTTGCGCTCATCCACGCTCGCACCACTCGCCAAGGTGGAGAAGGTCAAGAAGACGCTGTCGCGCGGGGCCCTCCAGAGAGACGCCGACGAGAAGAAGTCCGTCCAGATTGGCGATGCTCGCCTGTCCGTTGATGTGTGGAAGGTGGGAGACAAGAGGGTCGCATTCGGCGTTCCGACGAAGGAGGCGAGCAGGGTCTCCTACGGAACCAGTTGGAGAAATGACGCACCAGAGGATGTCGTAGACCTTGACTTCGGACTGGGGGATGATGTAGAAAGACTGCCAATCAACCCGTATGTCATCGCTGGTCTTGACTACAACAGCCCAGAGGGTCAGGAGACGGCGAGGAAGTTCGCCCAAGCGGTCTCGCACCTCATGGAGGACGGCTACGCAGGCGAGGCTTTCGGTGGTCCCCGACAGGTCGCACCATATGTATCGGCATTGCTCTATGCGGGTTCCCGTGGCGACTCCGACGCAATGGAGGAGTTTGAGAGGCTCGCCTCCATCGGGCGTGACAAGGCAGACCGACTGAAGGCGCAGAGACTGAAGGACACGGGCGAATGGCTGGAGCAGAGCGGAAACAAGCAGATTAGTGACGGTCGTCTGGACGGCGTGACGGCAGACCAGTTGATGCTCACGCACGAGACCTCGTTTGAGCCAGAGTACGACGCTGATGGCAATGTCATCCTGCGCCCCAACGGAGACTGGCGACAGCAGGACGATACTGGTGAGTACACCTACGGACGTGGCACCGTACACTTTGCCCTCAACCATGTTGTCTCTGGACACATGCACAGGACGGGGCATGGGGAGAAGCCGAGATGGATTATCGTCTCTGGTCTGAAGCCGACGATGGACAAGAACCCAGGCTCGCTTGACAACCTCTATGTCGTGGATACATTCATGTCCCCGACACCTGGTCAGCCACTCGTCATGCCGAAACAGGCTGTTCGTGTACTCAAGGTAGAGCCAGGAACCTCGCAGGCAGAGGTGGAAAAGATGTATCAGGACGCCATCAGGGAACTGGGTGGCGATGGCACGCCGACATTCCTCGGTGGAGACACCTACTCGCAGACGAGAGGCGCCGATGCCCTAGCCGCCAAGATAGGCATGGAACTGGGTGTCACCAGCACAGTCCACTCCGACCATGGCACCTACGCCAACGAGGAGGTCATTGAGGACACGAACAAGTCCTTTGCGCCGTCATCCTCGCAGGTATCAGAGATGTCGCCCAACGCGCTGGCTCGCCTCACCGCCCACGGACTGTGGAAGGGCAGTGAGTTGGACTTCGTGAACGAGGACGACCAACCACGGGGCCTCTGGAGCAGCACTAGGTCTGGAATGGGTGACCTCCCATCCGTTCGTGCCTACGACAAAGCGTTTGAGGAGGAGTATGGCTCCCCGCCTACAGAGGGTGATGGTGACTGCTTCGTTGCCGCCATTGACAAGGCTCGCGAACTAGCCAACGCATACGACAATGTACGGGTTGTACACGGCGTCCCCCTTGGGACTGGCGGAGAAGCCGAGGGTCTGCGCTTCCCCCACGCATGGGTGGAGTTCACCCAGATGTTCGGAGACTTCCCTGTTGAGTTCGTGGCTGACTTCTCCAACGGCAATGAAGTCATTATCCCCAAGCAGATGTACTACCAGATTGGCAAGATAGACGAAGGGTTCAACAGAGAGTACGCTGTTGATGAACTGGATGAACTGATTGAGAGCAATGGACATGCGGGACCCTGGTGACTACGACATTGAGGACTACCAAGACCTCTTCTCTCTAAACAAGCCCGAAATCGGCTCCCGTGGCGTGCCGTATGACGACGGCTTGGACGACATGGGTGAGAAGTCGCTGTGGTCTCAGACCGAGGCGAAGTCACTCAAGTACACGAAGCCAGACCTGCGCAACAGGCTCAAGAATGAGATAATGGCTGGAGGCAAAGGCGGTAAGCCAGGACAGTGGTCAGCACGCAAGGCACAACTGCTGGCTCTGGAGTACCGTAAGCGGGGCGGCGGCTACCGAGGGAAACTCGGCAAGACCCAACGGAAAATAAGGAAGTGGACTCGTGAGAAGTGGACTACATCGGATGGCAAGCCAGCGAATCGTCCTGGTGGTATGCGTCGGTATCTGCCTGCTGCCGCTTGGCGTCGCCTATCGGCGGCAGAGAAGGCGGCGACAAATCGTAAGAAAATCGCAGGAGGTAAAGCGGGTCGTCAGTTCGTTGCAAACACAGCGAAAGCCCGCACAGTGGGCAGAAACGTGCGACGGTCTAGAGGGGCGTAATCACCACTTGCCCAGCGGACAGGACTGACTCTTCACCTTGACCTTCAGTACCAAGAAGCATCCACACTCCTTGCACTGACGGGTGGGCGCAAAGAACCTGTCGCAATCACGGCAGATAAGGAATCGCTCCGCTGGCGACAGAGGCTCCTGCTCCTCTTTCTTCTTGCCAAATATCATCGCAGTCGCTGATTGCACTCAAGGCAGAACTCGGACCACGGGTAGTAGCGACGCCTGTTCAGGGGGTGCGAGCAATCCAGAGTGTCCTTGGCTGCCCCGTTCAGGACGGTACGAATCCACTCAGACATGGAAACACCCTTAGCGTCAGCGGACGCCTTCCACCGATTACGGTCATACTCCGTGGCTCGGATGAGAACCTGCTTGTCAGCCACATCGTCGCCAGTCTTTGATACGGCAAGGTCTTTGAGGGTCGTGTCAGCCTCGTGGTCCATCGCTGCTTTTAGGTTGTCCTCAGTCATCTTCTTCTACCAGTTCCGCTTCCGTGATTTCCTGTCCAGAGGAGAGAATACCCCGAACCGTCTCTGCTGGCAAGACACCCGAGGCACCCATGATTTCCAACAACCTCTTTGCCTCGCCCTCGGCATCAAACGAGGACAACTCTCCCTGGTTCGTGGTCTGCCCCGCCAGAGTCGCCACAATCGGGTTGGACGCCTGAACATCAACCTGAACGCTCACATTGCTCTGCTCCATGCCAAGCAACTTGGACCGTCTGTCCATGATTGAGAGAACCTGCTGGATGGCTTTGAGGTCGGGTTCCAGAGTGACCTCCGTGCCGTCGTCAAGGGTCACCTTGCGGTGCTGTGTCAGGGGCCATATCGCTGACTGGAGGTTGTCAAGTCTCTCCAACTCCATGCGAAGCACCTCTGGATACGCCATGAGGGCTTCCCTGTTCAGTTTCTCCAACTGACGCTGGACTGCCTTGTTCACGACGCTCGTGGACACCCCAAACCTGCGGGCGATTTCCGTCACCGACACGCCAGATTGGCGCATCTTGAAGATACGCAAGTCTCTTTCAGCGAGGAACTCTCGCCCCATCATCTTGCTGTTGCGTTCCTCGCTCATGTGTGGACCTTGCTGAACTCTGTGACCTCAAAGGGGAGGCGCTTACCCCTCTTCATTTTAGTAGGCCATTCACGCTCATCACGGGCACCTCGGAAATGCTTGACATCGTAAGAGAACTCCCCGATTGTCGTAGGGTCAGGCGTCAGACTGAGGCCGAACTCTGGCCAGCGGGACCACACGGCGGAGCCGAACGGGCGCAGGTCACGGGTGGACATTGACGAACCAAGAGGAGCGTGGTGTTCCAGCCACAGGGCCACTCCGTAGAGGGCACGCAGTTCGTCCAGATACCTAGCCACCTCAACGGCAATCGCCTCGGAGGTGCGGTTACCTGGGTCCACGAACGACTTGTAGAGCGGACCCATGAGGAGCAAGTCTGGCTTGACATCATCAATGGCGCGTTCTAGTATTTCCCTGTCCGATGCGGTCAGAAGATTCAGACCAGCGGGCTTGATGAGGATGTGTGCGTCAATGCGAGGAGCGAACCTACTGCTCTTGACATAGGCGTGGATGCTCCTCGTTGTGCGCCGAATGATGCGCTCTGGGTTCTCTAAGTCCACCGTGAGAGTCCTGATGGGCTTGATGCGGTTGTAGGTGAACGGGTGCATACCACCAGCCGTACAGAGAGCCACCTGACGGGCAAGCATCGTCTTTCCGACACCCTCCGCAGCGACGACCATGACTCGCTCGCCCCGCTCCAGAAGCCCATCAATCAGCCAGTCGTAGTTGTCGTTGTCTGCTTCTGCGATGAACTCGTTCCAGTCCACCAGCCTGCCCATGTCCACAGGACGCTCATGGGTGACACGGGTGAGTATCTGTGAGGTCTTGAGAAGCAACTGCTGTGCGCTCAGGTTGTCCCTGTTCAGTAGTTCCCGTACCTGCTCTGCTACTTCCTCGTACCTGTCCTTTGGCTCCTCGCTGACAGTCGGCTCCTCGGCAGGCTTCTCCTCAACGGGTGCCGATGCCTCCTCAAGGGGGATGAGGTCGTCTATGCGACCACCCTTTGCCAAGTGGTCGGTGATGTCCTTGCTGTCGGGGCACACGAAGCACGCCACATCGCAACCCACCTTTTCCAGTTCGGCTTTGACCATCCGTGCGTGGTCATGTCCTGGACCGTCGTTGTCGGCAAAGATGTCCACGCTCGCACCTTTGAGTGCCTGCGTGTGAATGTCAAGCCACTTACCAGCACCGTTTGGTGGTGTCGTGGCGACATACCCGAGAGCGATGAGCGTGTCTGCGTCTTTCTCCCCCTCAACGAGAATGACTGGCTTGCCGTGCTTCGCCGCGTTGAGGACGTTGGGAAGATTGTAGAGGACGCGAGGCGTGTCGCCAAGTTTGTAGTCCCAGCCACCCTTCGCCTTCGGGTCACGCTTGCGCTGATAGAACCGCTTCTTGCCGTCCTCGTCCACATAGCGCAACTTCTGGAAGAGGAGAGTCCCGTCCTCAGCCAGATAGTCGTATGTGGCTACGAGGGTGAGGTTGTCCTTCTTCTCCTGCTTCTTCGGCGGGAACAGCGAACTCATCGGCAGTCCGACGCTCTCACAGATTTGCTTGGCGTTACACGGAGTGCCTCTGTGGCAGGTGAGCAGGATGTTGCCGTTCCCCTCGTCCTCCTTGATGGACAGCGAGGGATTCTCATCGTCGTTGCGACAGGGGCAACGAGCCTCCCATCCATTGGATGTCTCCCTCACCCCCTTGAGGTGGGACAGAAAATCATCGGTGTGCTTCACTGACGACCTTGGAACACATCTCCGTTGGCGTTGCGGAGCCCGATGCCAGCGAAGTTGATGCGTCCCTCGCGGGACAGCAGAATGCCACGGTTGTAGCGGATTTCAGCACGCTCCTGCTCATCCTTGCCACCCCAAATACCCCAAGGCTCATGCTTGAGCGAATACTCAAGGCAGTGGTCACTCACATCGCAGGAGGCACAGATGGACTTCGCCTTGTGAATGTCTGCCCTCACCGCACGCATCTCGTCACGCTTCAGTCCATGAAGAACTGGGAACCACCAATCAACTGGATACCCCTTGCACGCACCGTTCTCGGGGGCAACATTCGTGTTTGGCATTGTCATCCTTTCCTACTGGGGTCCCGCAATCCTACGGACTTCTGCCGAAGAAAGAAACACGGTGGCGTGCTGTATTTCCAATTTCCCGTTGATGTCTTTTACGACAACATCCACAGCCTCAATCGGAATGTTCATTCGTGAAGCGAGCGCAGCCCTGATGTTGTAAATCTCTGTTTCGTCATCGGCGTACCTGTCCTCAACATAGATGTTCTTGGGTGGCTGAGCAAGGGCTTTCATCTCCATTTCCTTGCTCTCGGAGCGTAGGCACCAGACGCATGCCAACTTGGGTGCGCGTGAGGCGCGGGGCCGCTTCTCAATGTGACCGCACGAAAGCACATGGTGGTACTCAATGTTTCCCCACGAACCGACCTTCTTGATTTCCAGCACATCCCTGCGAGGGGAACGGCGATGCTCGGTAGACCCACTCATTTATTTGTATCCATGACTTGACTGCGACCTCTGTGGTCGCTAGAATACCCCACATAAGCGGAAAGCCCGCCCTCTCCGAAGAAAGGACGGGCTTCACACTTGCCTCCTAGGGGGTCTGCCTACCGTACTCCGTCCACCAGTTGTAGGTGACGGGCATCTTCTCAGCGAAGATTGCCTCCACCTGCTTGGCGTACTCACGGATTTCCAACTGCGCCGTTTCGTGGGTGCGGAGTGACAGGAAGTTCATCAGGGCACGAGCATTGACCGTCCAGTAGAACTGCGTGTACATGGAGACTGGCAGGATGCCCCGCGCAACCTCCTTGGCGACGCCTGCTTCCAGCAACTTCTGATACACCTCGTACATCGTTGCGTTGGTCTTTTCCATGGTCTCAACAACCTGCTCAGCCATCATCGGGTCCATGGTCTCAAACGAGTAAGCCCCTGGCTTGCCCACCTGCGTCCTCACATCGCCCACCTTCGGCACCCAAAACTCATTGGGCACCTCTGAGTAGCGAGCGGAGAACTCATTGAATGAGCCAATCCTGTGCCTGAACCACTCTCTGGCAACAAACACGGGGCACTTGACGTGGAACCTGAACGAGTTGTGCTCAAACGGAGTGCCGTGTCGCTCCCTCATCAGGAACCCGATGAGACCGATACCAGCCTCATCAAGTTCCTGCGAGGACTTGGCGAACGAAACTCTGGCTGAGTTCACGACAGACAGGTCGTCTGCCATGCTCCCATCAAGCCTGACGAACCCCTCGCTCATGCGATGGAGTCAAAGAAACCCTCGTTCCAAGGGCAGTAGACAGCGACTCCAACACCAAGGATGTAACCGACCTCGTTGGGGTCAGCCCCGCTATCCACGACCATGAGCACCAGTTCATCAGGAGTCATGCCTCCGTCAATGGAGCCACACATGTTCTTTGCGAGTTCAATCAGGAACCAGTCGCCGTAGATTGACTCAAACTCGGGGTACTGGTCGTACAGGGTGGAGAGGAAAATCTCGTCATCTGAAGGAGCGGGTGCCACATACTGCGTCGTGTCAGTTGGCTTGGGCTTGTCGTTTGGCTCCTGAACCTCAACGGTACAAGACGACAGGAGAAGGACTGCGATACCCGCAAGCACGGGCAGTCCCAAGGGGATGGACTTCTTCATCAGAACGGGTCCTCCTCGGGAGCAGCGACGGGCTTCGTGCGCTTGGCGGCTGCGGGCTTGGCCCCGCCCTCACCCTGCTGACGAACCTTGCGGGTCAGGCTCTCAATGGAACGAGTCTGAACACCGACAGACTCAGCAACCATTTCCACCGTGGACCGCTTGTTGCCGTCCTTGTCCTCCCACGACCGCTGTTCCAGACGACCAGAGACGATGACTCCGATGCCCTTCTCAACGACATTCGCTGTGTCCTCAGCGAGATAACGCCAGCAGACGACATTGAAGTAGGAAACCTTCTCCTGCTTCTCGCCTGAAGCGTCCGTGTAGCCGTAGTTACAGGCGACACTGAATGACAACTTCGCAACACCACCAGTGGTGTAGGTCAGTTCAGGGTCCTGAACGGCATTTCCAATGATTACAGCGGGTGACTGTGACATAACTACCTCATATCTCTCTAATGATTACCCGTGAGTTGCGACCTTAGCACCTGTCGGCTAAGGTGACAACATGGCAAAAGACATTTATGAAGCACGAGAAGAAATCGTCAATCAACTGGGGGAAATCCTCTTCCGACTAAGCGACCCTGAGGACCTGAAGGGCGAAGAGGTTGAGGCTCGTGAGGACTACATAGCATTCGCCACCATCATGGTCGGCTCTCTTGACATAAAAGTGGAGAGCGTCAGCGAGGATGGCACCATCACAGCCAAAATCCGCGTTCTTGACCTTGACGAGTACGTTGAGCAGATTCTCTCCGAGTAGCACAACAAAACCATCCCAAACCCCAGTAAATACGCCGTTTAGTGCGTGTTGCGGGGCGGGACTACCGCTCTGGTAAACTAGAGCATGCGCAACTGAGCGCTTTCACGGACCAACTACTAACCCTCCGTCGTTTTATTCAGTGAGTGTAAGGAAAAAACATTGAGGAATTACCATCGGCTTATTGCTATCCCCATTGCGTTCATGTTGTTCATGTCTGTGAAAGGGGGTGCTTCGTCGGTGGTAAACAAGGCTCAGGATGTTCTCCTAAGTGCCATAGCCCCATCCCCAGTATTGGCTGAGGGGGTAGTGGATTATGAGCCTGGAGTCGCCTTCCTCATTGAGGCTGTTACCTCGTTCCATGAATTCCCTGCTCCAGTAGAACCAGTCATCTGGGATGCCCCGCGCGCGTCAGATGAGTTCTGGGACAGGCTGGCTTACTGCGAGACACGCAATGACCGAACCCATCCATATGGAAACTGGCAGAACGGTGGACGCTACGCTGGGGGTCTAGGCATCATGACCGATGGAACCTTCGCCAAGGGCGTGCTTGGGCAGGGTCCGATGGGTACTTGGGAGAGGTTCGGAGGCGAGGAGTTCGCCCCCTCTCCAGACAAGGCGACCCGTGAGGAACAAATCATTGTTGCCAACCGCATCGCCACGGGTGGCTGGGAGACCGTCGTGATGCGCCCCAAGGAGTGGGCAAAGCAGAAGGGTGTTCCAGTGAAGTACCACTACACCCGCACTCCTGTTGGATTCGGTGGCTGGGGAGCGCTCCCCTGTGCTGGGGGCAAGCCCAAGACCTACTACCGCCCTGACCTCACGCCAGTTCCGCACTTTGAGTACAAGTGGGGCGAGGAGAGCAAGAACGTCCACGACCTGCGGGGCATCCTCGGCATGAAACAGGATGGCGGTGGCTACGGCACTCAAGTTCGTCGCACTCATCTGCGCTGGCTCAATGAGCGTGGTCACTCCACCGCTGGGGTTCCAGATGTTCCATAGAACTATGGCACAATGTCTGGATGGATACGCCTGAGGAAATTCTCAAAGCCAAGCGTCAAGTAGCCAGATTTTGGGCTACCTATGTTCGCCTGCTTGAGAAGGAACTCCGCGAAGCGAAAGAGCGCATCGCTGAACTGGAGAAGTTAGTCCAGGAGAGTCCCGAAGCCTAGACTGCGCATCTTCATGTAGCAGTTATGAAGGGAGTCGGACGGGTCGTCAAACTTGTCGCCATGAATCGGCTCAATCTCTCCGCTCTTTGACCAAGCGCTGACCTGCCATGCGCCGTCAACGTGGGTGAGCGTGAACTGGTGTCCCCACATGGAGAACCACTTGGCGTACTGATGGAGGTCAGACATTGACTCTCCAGCCTCTTTGTTTTTGCTACCCCATGTTCCTGGCATTCGGCCATAGTACACGGCGGGACTGCCGCGCGCGCACACGGGTGCTATGCTTTCCTTATTAGATTTATCTAAGAGGTACAGAGATGGCACACGAACTGGAAATCGGCAAGAACGGCAAGGCGAGGATGGCTTATGCCGACAGAGAAATCCCTTGGCACAGGCTGGGTACGCCGATGAAGGGTCTTCAGACCGCCGAGGCGATGCTCTCTGCTGCTCAGGCTGACTTTGATGTGGTGCTGACCAAGGTGGCAGCCGTGGACGACAACGGGAACTTCATCCGCAACTCGGACGGCAGCCCCGTCATCGTGGAGGACAGCCGAGCAACTGTACGAGTCAATGACGATGGGACATTTGATGGTCTTGCGACTGTCGGAACCCGCTTCGTTGTCCAACAGAACCGTGAGTGCCTTGACCGTGCGCTCGCCATCGTGGGAGCCTCAAAGGGCGATGCCATCGTGGACACTTGTGGTGTTCTCAACGACGGGCGAGAGTTCTTCGCTTGCCTTGACCTTGGCAGTCTAACGATTGACCCACTGGGTGTCAAGGACAAAATCAACAGGTACCTGCTCGTGCGCAACGGGCATGACGGCAAGACGGCTATCACCTATGCCAACACCTCCATCCGAACTGTGTGCAAGAACACGGTAATCGCGGGACTCAAGGACGCCCGCTCGGTGTTCACCGCCCGCCACACACGCAACGCAGAGACTGCCTTGGAAGATGCCATGACGGTGCTGAACCTGTCTGTTTCGTGGGCTTCCGAGTTCCAGCGGACTGCCGAGCAGATGCTCAGAATCCCCGTCCTGAATGGCTCCAAGCAACTTGACACCCTCATCAACGGGGTGTTCCCGCACTCCAAAGACGAGACGGAGCGCCAGCGCAAGAACAAAGAGGAAATACACATGACCGTGCGTGGTCTGTTCGTGAACGACCGCAATGCGGGTGGGTTCGGCAACAATGGCTGGTCTGCGTACAACGCCGTGGTTGAGTACCTTGACCACTACCGCGAGGCCCCGCCGCATGACAGAGCCATGTCGTCAATGGACATCAACAGTTGGGTGTCCAAGAAGAAGATTGAGGCACAGCAAATTGTTCTTTCACTCGCTTGACAGTTGGAGATGAGACAATTACACCAACTGATGAGGAGCGGGCATGAGTGAAGAATTTGAGGACGGGGCCGAGGAGGAGTTCTCCCCTGAGTCCCTAGCGGAGTTCATAAGTGCTTTCATGAGCACGGCGGCTCAGACTGAGTTCATCTATCGCAAGAACTATTGCACCACGGTCGCAAACCGCATCTACTCCGAGTGGGGTTCCGAGGGATTCTGCGAGTTGATGGTTGCAATGGACAGGAAGGCTGACTGGATTTCGGACATCTTGTTTGAGAGTCCCGACCTCGCGGACATTGCGTTCCAGAAGTACGGCATCTACGACCAAAACATCACGAAGAAGGCTCGTGAGACGGACGCAATGATTGAACTCAACAAGAAACTTTGGAGACTGAGACGCAAGTACGCCAAGTTGATTGTGGACGAAATCATCGCCAAGGACTCGCAAACTACGGATGAGTAACTTCAAGCGGTACATGACTTACATCCCCCCTTTCACGGGGACTTTGGATGAGGAGTTAGAGAACTTCACTAGCCACAACTTCAAGTCCGAGACTGTTGAGTGGGCTGGCTACATGATTGACCGAGAAATCTGCACATACTGCGGAGTCGGGACTGCCTCCGAGGAGTCCAAGTACCCATGCGGTGAGCGACCAGAGCCAGTCACTTGGAACGAGTTCATTGCCCTGATGACCGCCTGCGGGCGAGCCGAAGAAATCCCGTAACGACAAAAGCCCCAACCCGAAGGCTGGGGCTCCTGCCGTCTCTGAGTGGGGGTGTGAGACTTGGAGTATTACTCCACTTGCACCCTATCCCCTGTATGGGCAATACAGTGCAACTGGATTGATAAAAGCACTCTATCCGTTATTTGCCCGAAAAGCAACTCATTGGAGCAAATAATTCTGTAAGAGGGTTGCAAACAGAGACTCTTCCGCCTCGGTGTCTTCAGCCCCGTCCACCGCCTGATTCACCACATTTCGCTTCTTCTCAATGAGCGAGTAAATCTCCTCGTCAATGGTTCCGCTAGTTAGCAGGTAGGTGGCGGTCACGGACGACTTCTGCCCGAGCCTGTGACAACGGCTGTAAGTCTGGTCTACATCGGCTGGTGTCCATGGGAGTTCCACAAAGAGGACATCCTGTGCCACCTGGAGGTTATGCCCCGTCTTTGCCGCCTGTATGGACAGAACGATGACTGGCGCTTCTTCCACGGGCAGTTCCATGAACTTTCGTTTCTGTTCCTCAATGTCATTGATATCCATCCCTCCCTGAATGCGGAGATTTCCGAACCTCTTGGCTAGTTCGTCTACGACATCCCTGTGGTGGGCGGCGATGACGACCTTGCGACCCTCCGCCACGCGGGACTCCACCCACTCCACAACGGCGGGCATCTTGGCTTTTGCTGAGAGGCGACGCAACACGGACAACCTCACAAGATGCTGGTTGGACTCCGCTTTCATGCGAGCGACCACGGCTGCCGAGTTGGGCGACTTCCCGAGTTCCAGAGCGATTTCCTTCGCCCTCTCTATGAGGTACTCAACAATGTCGGCTTCTGCTTTTGCGTACTCTTTGAGCCCTGCGGCAGTCCCGTCCACGACGACTGGGTCATGGAGAACAGGTGGGAGTTCGGTGAGTACTTGCTCTTTCGTCCGACGAATGTAGCAGACCGAGCGCAACTTGTCGTTGAGTTCGTTCAGGTTGGAGTGACCGTCAAGGTGCCAATGCCCCCACTTGTCCTTGAAGGCTGCGCAGTAGCGTCGGTAGAACCCCCACTCGCCTCCGAACTTGTCCAACTGTCCGATGATGCGAAGTTGGCTGGCGTATTCAGCGGGGCGGTTGGTGACTGGTGTTCCCGTCAGGCACAACACGATGCCGTCCTTTGGAGCCGACTTCGTAATTTTGACTGCGCTCTTGGTTCGCTGTGCGGTCGCCGTTTTACAGTAGTGGCTCTCGTCAAAAACATAGGAGCGATGGCTTGACAGTTGCTTCTCCCAAGCAGTAATATTGGAGTATCCGATGACGACGACTTCATAGTCTGTCGGGAAGGATTTGCGGTCGGTGACCACCTCAACCTTGCGGTGCGGGAGCCAACGGGCGTATTCGGCTTTCCAGTTGAGAACCAAAGTTGCTGGGCAGACGATGACTGCGGGGTACGACGGGGCCTCCGCGTTTGCTGCTTCCAGAGTTGCGATGGCTTGGAGCGTCTTGCCAAGCCCCATCTCGTCGGCAATGAAAGTTTTCCTCGCACGCAGGGCGTATGCGACACCTGCTCGCTGGTACGGGAGAAGGTTCGCCTGGAGTCCCGCGACCTCCACATCTGCGTCCACCAAGCGTGAGGCTTCTTTGAGTTCCGAGAGCGACTCCTCTATCTCTGTCGCACGACGGGTGACTGCTTCGTCCACGGGTTGCCTGAATGTCTCTGCCCACCTGACCACCTCGTTGATGCTCGTCAGCGGGGCCCGCCACGCCTTCGTCTTCGCGTGCCAAGTGATGCCCGAGATTTGCTTGACCGACCTGACACGGACTGGGTCGTAGTCAAACGCGAGGTAGAGCCAGTTGCCGTCCAGCCTCACGCCGTTCGTGTCCGAGTTCTTGTGCGCTGGGAGCGTGAACTTCATGACTTCTGGCTCAATCGTGTAGCCGTGCCTCTGGGCGAAGCCCCGTGCCTCCTCCAAAGACGCTACGGGCAGTCGCCAGACCTTGCCGACCTTGTCCCATTTTGCGCCCTTGATGGACTTGATTTCTGCGACCTGCTTGGCATCGTAGGGCGTGTCCAGTATCAAGTGGTCGTCAGCAAGCCAAAGCACGCTCGCATCCTATCGCGCGGGGCCGTCCCCTGCGCCTAGATAGGGAGACTGACTTCTCGGATTTGGACTTCGTGGAACCACTTGCGCCAGACTTCTGCTTTCGCTTCCGCCTGCTTGCGAGCGTGAACGCCGTCAAAGACGACCCACTCGGCTTCTGCCCAGCCCCGTTCTGCGCCGTCCTTGATGGGGAGGTGGGCGAGGACTATGTACCTCATGCCCACTCGTCCTCGTCGTCCTCGTCGTCCTCAAACGCTCGCACGATGCGAGGAGCGACCGTCTCCGTCAGCCACAACCAAGTGTGCCATGCGCCGACGATGAAGATTCCGATGCCCCCCAACTTTGCGAGGAACATGATGACGATGATGAATGCTTCCAATGTGTTCATAGTTTCACTGTACCCGTTATTGGTCGGAATGACAACCTGCGCCCCAAGAAAGTTTTCCACAGATTTGTACCCAGCCCTGTGGATAACTGGCTGGGTAGCACAACGAAACCCACGAAGCGCGTCTGGGGGGGCGAAGCCCCGAAAGCGCGCTACCGAATAGTTGTACGGTGGCGGAAAGCGTCCCTAGACCCGTTCCTCGGTTCCATCGTACTCCTCAATGTAGAGAGAGTAGAGGTCGTGAGTGACTTCTGGACGCTCGTAGTCCGACTTGTGTTCATTGATAAACACCTCGCACTCGGAGAGGATTCCGACGAACTCGGGGCCGTCCCCGTCTGGGAGACAGCCAGCAGAGTGGTACCACACGGCGTACATCACCACCCCCCTTCTCTACGCTGGCGACGCTCCTCGTCTGCCCAGTCCTGCTCCTCACGGCGAGTCCGCTCGTTGTAGGGGCGCCCCCACCCTTCCAGGTAGGCATCTTTCGCGCGGTCGTAACCGTCGTCGCTGTCGTCAGGGTTGTATCCCATCATGGCTCCTTTCACCATGAGTCCATCGTATCCCTTATTGGTCAGAACGACAACCTCCCCCACAAGGTTTTTTTATGAGACTTGCTTGACAGATTCTGGCACTCCCGCTAACCGAGCGCCAAGCCCCGTCGTCAGCGGCAGCCAGCGCAGCGAGGCGGCTGTCCGAAGCGCTGTATGAAGCGCGGCTTGGTGATTTTGCGGGACTTCTTCTTCGTCCCTTCTTCTGGCTTCTCAGGCTCTTGGGTCATGGCTTACCTCGCATGACCAATGATACACGGGACCCCGCAGGGGCGTCCCCGCTGTGGGGGGAGTCCCCGAGTGGAGAGTCCCCCCGAGGGGTGTGTCAGAGTTCGTACTTCCCTTTGAGTTCGGCGTTGAAGGTCTTGCCGACGCTGTCGGTGGCGATGAACTTCGCCACAACCCCGACGGGGACTCCTGCGTAGAAGTATTGCCTGCCGTCCTTGAACGAGATGAGCATTGTCTTTTCGGTGGCTTCGTAACTCCACCCGCTGACGAACGATGAGTCCGTCGTGACCGAGATGAAGGTGTCGCTGGCGGTCATGATTCCCGTGGGGATTTGTGTGTGTGTCATGAGTTCAATGTATCCGTTATTGGTCGGATTTACAACCTGCCGACAGGATTTCTTTTCCACAGATTTGTCCACAGGCACAGGGAGCAGGAAACCCTGACGCACCCCCACAGGGCAAGCCTGCGCACCGAGGGCAACCGAGCCGCAGGCGAGGGCGGCAGTCCCGCCAGCCCGAGTCGCGGAGAAGCAGGTTTCGCGGAGACTTTGGTGGGGCGGGGCCCCAGGGGGAGCGCTTACTAATCGTAGTACGGTGGCGGAAAGCCCGCTCGGGGGGAGGTTCCCGAGCGGGCCGACCCGTCAGACCAGCGCCTCCACGAAGTCCTCAGCGTCGTGGAGCGGAGTGATGGCTCGGTCAATGAACTTTTGGAGGCTCGGGGTGGCGAACAGCCCGACCACGAAGTCGGGGTGAACCGCCACGAAGCGGTACGCCTTGTCCTCCCACGACACGACCAGCGAAGCGTCGCCAGCGAGCCACGCCCAGCCACGCACGGAGCGTGAGTGCGGGTCGGGCGAGACCACGTCGCCGTTGTCGTAGATGCGGATGGTGCCTGTGGGTGTTTCTGCTTCTGTGAACATGATTACATCGTATCCGTTATTGGTCAGAATCACAACCTATCCCCCAAGAAACTTGTCCACAGATTTCCCCACAGGCTGTGGACAACGTGGGGCGGCGGGCGCCGAGGGCCGTGGGCCCCGCTGCGGTGGGAAGGGGTGCGGGCTACGACGGGACTCCGCGTTGTTACCAGAACGAAGGAAGAATGTCAAGTTCCGTGCGGAAAAAGGGGAAAGATTTCTCTGCCCGCCACTTCCAAGAAGACACGCGGGCCTGTCTTCAGCCCCGTCGTTCAGTCGCCTGCGAGTTCCCCGAGTCGCTTCGCCATCGCACCGAGGGTGTTGTCCCCTCCTTGCCATTGACCAGCATTGCGTCCACCAGCGGGACTACGCGTGAGGTCTTCTCCTCGGAGTGCGGAGGCGAGTTCCATGAGCCGTGCTTCTAGCACACGCACCTGCGTCTCAAGCCTCTCAATGCGCTGGTTCTGCTCGTACTCATCAAGTTCGTTCATGAACTCAGCGTAGCAGACTGCGAAGTCCCGCCGCCGTGGCTTCCATGTGTGCTGGCGGGGCCGCCCCTGAGCCCACCCCCCGTGTGGGGGGCAGGCTGTGGGGTGTGTCAGTCGTACCAGTCCTCCGCAGGGTCGTCCACCGCTGGGGTGGTGGTCTGCTCGTAGCGGTGACCCGCCGTGCAACGGAACCCGCCTCGGGTCTCAAGGGTGCGAGCCCCGCACAGCACCTCTAGCGGGCGCTCGTGGTGAAGGGGGAACTCCTCCCCCACGACCCACGGGCAACGACCGAACCGCATCACCACGCCCCCCTGTCTGCTGCCTCTGCCTCTGCCCGACGCTCCGCCTCGTCCGTTGCCAGCACCCGCTGGCAAGCCTCGCAAGCCTCGGCACCCTCGCAAGCGCAATTGGCTGGTACGGGGAACTCGGTCTCGTCGGGGAAATCCCAACCCTTGCCCTGTCGCATTCTGTCTCTCCTCCACTCAGGCAACGCGTGGTTGCGTTGCAATCGCAACCCTATCAGTAAATACCACCGAAATACAACCTGTGAGCAAGATTTACCGAAGTTTTTTGTACCCGCCCCACCTCGTCCGTCAGGGCAGGGGCGGAGCCCCGAGAAGCACACAAGCCCCCACAGCGCCGCCCAACTTGGGCGTGTCCTCACGGCTGAGGTACCCCCCGAGGGCAACCGAGCGAAGCGAGGGCGCCAGCCCCGAACATGACCCGCCTGAAACTGTAGTTTCGGAGAAGACTTTAGCGGCGGGGCTCCGCCGCTTTCTAATAGTTGCACGGTGGCGGAAACCCCCTCCCTCAGCCTGCGGGGAGAGGGAGGGGGCGAACCGTCAGACGGCGACGACCTCCGTGGAGCCGTCGTCGTAGAAAGTGGCGATTTCGCGGGGGACTTCCGCACCGCACGGGTAGGACGCTGCGACGTGGGTCGGACGCGAGTCGCACCTGTCGCACCGCACGTCTGCGCCCCACGCGCTGAACATGTGGGTGGCGAAGTTCGCTTCCGCCTGCGCGGGCGCGCCCGTGAAGGCGATGGGACGGTCAATGGAGTGGGTTTCTTGCTTCATGGGGTCACCGTATCCGTTATTGGTCTCTTTCACAACCCCACTCACCATTGTTCTTCGTCCTCCATGATTTGCGTCAGTTCCTCGGCTGTGGCGTTTCTGCCCTTCTCGGTAGTCCCGTAGTAGAACTCCCCATCTTCGGTGATGGAAACGACCTCAATGAAGCCGTGAAGCGAGAGCCAGTCCAGCATTTCTCGCAACTCCTCCATGGACTCAAAGTGGATAGGGGGTTCGCCATTCCCCATGTCCCAAGAGAAACTCATACTTCGGAGCGACGGGGCTTGCGCCAGACCGACGGCGAGTGGTTCTCCTCAACCGCATCTCGGACGCTCTCGTCCTCGTACATGCGAATGACATGGACGCAGGGGTCGTGTCCTTCTGCCCACTCCTCATCTTCGGCTGGCGTGGTGGGCAACCCATCATGGGTGTAGCACACAGCGGGGCCGCACCATCCCTTGTCCATGCCGAAGCGGAGCCAAGTCGTATAGTCCATCTCGGTGTTCATGTGTTCAGCATCTCTGCCAGTCATTGTCTCTCCTTTATTGCCTATGGGAATCTACAAGCCCCGCCCGAGATTCGCAACCGAAGTGAGGCGGGGCCCCCGAAGGGGGTCGCCCCCCAAGAGGGGGGGTTGGGGGGCTGACCGCCTATCGGTAGAACTCCATCGCTGGGGTGTTGCGACGCTCGGGTGCGAGGAGCCACGCCGTGAAGTCCATCACGATTTCCCGCATCTCGTCGGGCGTGGTGTTCCAGTCCTCCAAGTTGTGCTGGAACCGTCCGTCCAGCCAGTCGTCCATCAGAGCCTCCACCGCATCCGCGCCAGTATTGACGAGGGTGTAGTAGTTCTCTCGCAGGATTGCTGTGGTTTCTTGTGTGTTGTTCATAGGGTCAATGTATCCGTTATTGGTCGGTTTCACAACCTGTCGGGTCAGATTTCTTCGGACTGCCAACGGTCGTAGCAGTCCTCGCACAGGGCTTCTTCTTCGCCAACCTCCCAGTAGGGGGCGAATGTCAGGAAGTCGGTGTCATCGTTGGCACCCCACACCCAGCCCACGGGCGTGGCGCAGGCTTCGCAGGGCTGGTCGGTGAAGACTGTCTCGGCGTGGGGGTCGTCAGCAGGCGGAGACGCGACGTGCGTGGCGACAGGCGGGCGGTACAGTTCTTCGTTGTAGTACAGGTCATGTGCTGTGTTCATAGTTTCACTGTATCCGTTATTAGTCACAATCACAACCTGACGGGCAAGAAAGTTATCCACAGACTTCCAGTACAGAGCAAGAACTCTGCCACACCCCCCGAGCCCAACCGAGCGCAGCGAGGGCGGGAGCCCCGTGACCCCTGGGAGCGAAACTCGGACATTTCTCTCAGACGCGAGCGGCGGGGCCGCTGTGTGTTTCTAATCACTGTACGGTGGCGGAAAGCCCCCCACCCCGTGAGGGGCAGGGGGCTGTCGGTCAGACCAGCGTGTCTGCGAACCTGCGAGCCTCGTGGTTGGGCTTGACTACGCCGTCCATGAATCGCTGGAGACTCGGCATGCCGACCATGAGGGCGACCAGTTCCATCGGAACCGACAGGAAGCACCACGCTTCCTCGTCCCACACCACGGTGAGGGTCTCGTCGGTCGCCGTGTACGCCCAGTTGCGGACGCTACGGCTGTGGGGCTCGGGGGACACTACATCTCCGTTGGGGTGGAGAACGAGCGTCCCAGTGGGTGTTTCCAAGGTGAGTGCTTCATCCATGAGTTCACTGTATCCGTTATTAGTCACAATGACAACCTGAGCCGAGGATTTTTTTGTGCTACCCACATGGGCGGGTCGCTGAGCCGTGCGGCTGCTCGCGCAGCCCCGTTGGTGGTGGGCGTTGAGGGACTTGAACCCCCGACCTACTCGGTGTAAACGAGTTGCGCTGCCAACTGCGCCAAACGCCCTATGTGGGTGCGGCGGGACTTGAACCCGCACTGTAGGAATTTTAAGTTCCTTGCCTCCTGCCTATTGGGCTACGCACCCTCTGTCCCCCGTCAGGGAATTGAACCTTGCTACGGGTGTTTATAAGACACCTTGCGTCAACCAGACGCATCACGGGGGTTTTGTAGTCCCGCACCTTATCTAGACATTGAAGAACAAGCAAGCGCACGACGGGACTCACGGCCCGCCAGAAACACGGGCATGAAGAAACCCCCCGCCCATTGGGACGAGGGGCTCTTCGTTGATTTATTTGTTGTGGCTGTCACAGTACTCATCTGGACATGGATTCTCGCTGTTGTAACACCAGCAACAGTATCCGTCGTCGTTGATTCCTACTGGGAAGTGGTAGGCGGTGTCTCCGCACACTTCACATTTCCGTTCCATTCTGTGTTTCCTTTCTTGGTTGTTGTCAATAGTTTATCAGAGGGGTGTTACAGGAAACCCCCCACCTTTCGGCAGGGGGTCTCGTTGTGGAGGGCTGTCAGTCCTCGTGATGCTCCTCTCGGAGCCACTCCGCGATTTCCGCGAGTTCCTCCTCGGTCGCCGTTGCGATGGCTTCCCAGTTCATGATTACCTCCTTCCCACTCATGAAGTCACTCTATCCGTTATTGGTCAGAATGACAACCTAGCGGGGAGGATTTTTTCAGGAGACCTTCCAGATGTGCGTGGGTCGCCCACGCTTGCCGTCGTTGTGAGCCTCCGCCACGACGCTCACAGAGCCTTCCTCCGCCAGCGCACAGAGCAGGCGGTAGACATTTGACCTGTCCATGCCCAGCGTGTCTGCCACTTCGCCCGTGGTCGCTTCCCCCAGCACGGAGAGTGCCAGCAGGACTGCCGCAGGGCGAGTCAGGTGCGTGAACAGAGCGTCACGCAGGGGCGTGAACTCCGTGTCCGAGAGGGTGGCGACTTTCTTGCCGTTCACCCGCAGGGTTTCGTTGATGTATGTGATACCCATAGTGTCCTTTCGTCAGGGTTGATTTCACTCTATCCGTTATTGGAGGGTTTCACAACCCAACCGAAGAACTTTTCTGTCGGAGCGACGGGACTACCACTCGGTAGCGGGGAGGTCGCACTTCTCGCAAGTCCACGCACCGAGCATGGAGTCGCCCACGAAGACGGGGTGCTTGTCGTTCCCCTCGGGGTCGGTCTCAGGCAGAGTCCCGCCACAGGGGGCGCAGTAGAGGGAGGCGTGGTAGGCGTAGCCCGCCACTTCCCATGCTTTCCGTGCGTACTTCATGGTTTCCGTCCTTTCGGTTTGTGAGCGAGCCACCTCCGTTCCTCCTCCACCTTTCGGCTTCACGAGAGGGCGGGTTCCTAGTGGCTCCTCACCGATGGGGCTTCCATCTACTAACGAGCGTATCCGTTATTAGGCGTAATCACAACGCGGAGCAGAAAGTTTTCCCGAGAGTCCCGTGAGCCAGAAGTGAACACGGCAGGCTCAGATGAATGTCGGGGCCACCAGATGAGTGTTTCTAATCACTACACGGTGGCGGAAGACTCAGTAGTCCTAGTCGTCCTCAGCGAACTGCGGAATGAGGTCGGTGAACCCAGCGTTCGGGTCGTCGTCGTTTGTCTCAACTGCGTTGATGAACCTCAGGGGACAGGACTGGTAGTACCACGAGTGGAGGGTCGCCAGCATCTCGTCGGGGGTGCCTCGGAAGATGTCGGGTGAGTAGTTCTCAACGAACCACGCTTCCTGCTCCTCGTCCATCGCAAGGTAAATCTTGTGACAGGTATCCCAAGCGATGAGCCGTGCGGTCTTGACCGCTTCCTCAACGCTTGCCCAGTGGTCGGTCATGGTTGTATTCATACTGTCACCGTATCCCTTATTAGAGGCAACGACAACCTCAGTCGGCAGAAACTTCTTCTACCTTCGGCACACAGGTGTAGGAGCAGTAGTAGTCGGCGCCCTTCATGACCAGCATGCCCCGCCGCGTCTCCTTGCCGCACACGCACTTGTGGGTGCTGACCTTTGAGCCAGCCCAGTAAATCTTGTCGTTCGCTTGGATGACGGGACTCCCGCTCCGCTTTGCTCCGCCCTTGCCCATGATGGTGCCTTTCTGCCGAAAGCCGAATCGTAGCAAAGGAAAAGCCCCACCGCCAGAGCGATGAGGCTTCCCCCCGTTGGATGTAGTTGTGTGGTCTTTCACCACCGATGGAATGCCCCATCTACTGACGAGCGTACCCCTTATTCGGGCATTTCACAACGCGAAGCGATGGAGAGCCGAGATGGGGGCGTACCAACTGGTCTGGTTGTACCGCCACTCATCTCGCTTTGCCTCCCAGCCCCACAGCCAGCCGATGGCGACATACGGGGCTCCCAGCCAGTCTGGGGCTTCACGCCGAGTTCTGTTGGACAGCCCTTCTGCCAAGAGTGCGTACTTCAGATGGTCATCGTCATTGACGGTCATACGCAACCCGTTGAGTGTTCCCCGACGGTTTGGCCAGCCCCGTGGGAAGCCGTAGCGCACCTCGCCCCATTCAGGGAGGTCAAGTTCGGACTTGAACTTATTGACATGAGGAACGAAGGTGGTGTCCCCCAGCATTCGTGCGAAAGCGATTTCCGAGCCGACGCAGACGATGTGCTGGAACGCCTCCCATGCGTCGCCTTCCGAGTAGTTGCGGTTGCGCTCTGGCTGACCAAGCATCGGGGCTTGCCGCTCGTACCCGATGCGGGTAGCGAGTGCCTCCTCCTCAACCGTAAGTGCGTATGAGGTCAGCATCCAGAGAACTCACAGCAGGGTTCGCCGTCATGCCGATGCCCACCCGTCATGAAGGCCCCGATGGCGGGGATAGCACGGCAGAGAGCGACAGAGCAGTCGTGGCAGAGGGCAACCCGAAAGTCCGTGTCGTCCCCCCACAAGTCGGAGAAGCCGTAGTAGTGCGTCCAGTCAGCGACATTGAACGACAAACCGTGAACGGGCTGGAGATGACCCTCGTAATGCTCCTCGCCGTAGTTCTTGTATTGGTTGTCGCAGTTAGAACATTTCATCGTCGTCCCTCCTGTGGGAGCGTGAGCCTCGGTAGAACACGGGCTTGGGCTTGTCCAGTTGGCGCAGATGGATGAGCGTCAGCACGCCTAGCACGCCCGCGCCAGCCCCGACAGCGAAGTCGGTAATCATGAACACGGGTGCGAAGATGACGCAGGTGACCGCAGAGATGTGTGCGATTTCTCTCATGATGTTCCTTTCCACCAGATGCGCTCACCTGGATAGGTCTGTTCGTGTCCGTCCTCGTCGGGTTCGTGGACGATGGGGTCACGCCCATGCTCTGCCAGTATCTCGGCAAAGAGGGCGTCACGCTCACGGTATGTCTGGCACTCCATGAGCCTGTCGGCTTCCTCGGGGCTCAGCCCGTGGTAGTAGGTGTAGGTGTGGTGTTCCCTGTCGTAGGAGCCACCCGTGAGTGGGTCGGTTCTCACAGGTACCACGCCTTCCCCATTGCCAGTTCCTTGTCCCTCTTGGGGGCGTTGTCCCAAGCATCGTCAAGAGCGTGGTCGTCGTCAGGGGTCACGATGACACGCTGACCGCAGGAGTAGCACTCGCACTCGGTGGGCAGGAACGACAGGTAGCGGAGCGTCAGAGCGTCAGGACCGCCGTTGCCCACTTCCGCCTCCTCCTCGTAGAAGTTGATGTTCTCGGTGTTGACGCCATCGTCGCACGACGGGCAGTCCACTTCCAAGTGGTCGTCGTGGACAGGGGCGGTGATGTTGGGGATTTCCTTCATGTATGTCAATGTATCCGTTATTAGGGACAACGACAACCTGCCGAGAGGGTTTTTTATTCGTACTCACACTCCATGCCGTCGCATGAACCATACGACCGACAGAACGCAACATAGTTGCTACACCCCTCGTCTCGCGTGTCCACGCAGTCGGGGACGGCCCCGCGTTGCGCCTTCCGTCGTCCTCGGCGTTTGCCGATGGAGTAGACGACTAAGTGGCTGAAAAGTCCCATGTGTTTCTAATCCTTGTACGGTGGCGGAAAGGTCAGTACCAGCAGACCAGTCCGTCGCACTCTTCGGCAACCCACCGCAGATACCACTCTGCGTA